CCACCATAGGTAACGTGAATGTTATTCGCTGTATAGCTTAGAGTCTGACCATTTACGTCTGCGCCTGAGAATGAAGTCTGTCCTGCGGTGGCGATATACTCGTAAGAATACAGAGACACGTTGCCACTAGAACTAGCTGCTATCCAAGCGGCTCCATCGTAGACTTGCATACCTGTGCCAGTTAGAAAGTACAGGTTGCCAGCTACAAGAGCGTCACCATCATTATTGACGGATGGTTCAGATGCTTTAGCGCCTAAATACCTATCGTCAAACGAGTCAAAGCTTGCGGCTGCTGCTGCGGCAGAGTTGGCAGATGCTGTTGCACTTGCTGCTGACTCAGATGCTTTAGTGGTTGCCGTTGATTCTGCACCCGTTATAGATGCTGCACTGGCTGCACTCGCTGCTGCGCTTGCGGCAGATGCTGTAGCACTAGCTGCTGAAGCTGTTGCTGACGCACTGGCCTCTGAAGCCTTGGTTGTTGCTATAGTTTTCTGTGCAGTAGCTAAAGTAACTTGTGCTGCACCATTGGTAGTGGCTAAACCAGCTTGCGTTGTAGCAAGGGCAACTTGTGCTGCGCCATTAGTCGTGGCTAAAGCAGCTTGAGTAGTTGCGGTTGCAGCACTTGCAGCACCAGCAGTCGCACTAGCAGCAGATGCAGTAGCACTTACACCACTAGCAGTCTTAGATGTCTCTGAGTTAGTCGCAGACGTAGCAGCTTCAGCGGCCTTAGTTGTTGCTATAACTGCTTGAGCAGTCGCTGAACTAAGCTGTGAAGTTAGACCAGTTTCTGCCCATGTTTTAGTAACAGCGTCTTGTGCGTTAACAGGGTCAGCTACGTTCTTAATGCGCTTATTGGCTGCATTAAATAGATTATCTGAATCAAGCTTAACTGCTGAATCTGAAGCATCGAAAGCTTCTTGTGTCATTTCAAATAGCTGGTTACTGTCAGCATCAAGTGCCGCTTCAGTAAGGACAGCACCATCTTGGAAGTCAACAACTCGTGTTGCTCTGTTAGAAATTCTACGAACTTCTACCACTGCTCCAGATGCTGGTGCTGTTGATAGCTGAACTCTACTAGAGTCTAGCCATGTGTAGGTAACGGCAACATTATTAACTTTCACGTATACGTTTGCTTGTAGCAAGTATTGGAATGTGACGTTAAATATTCTGTTGCTCCCGTCACCCGTGTATGTCACAAAGGATAAGGCCATGTTAATTCTCTATGGTTTAAATAAGGGGGGTAAAAGAAACCCCTCGATTGAGGGGCTTATTGGGGTTACTGAAAGATGTCTTCTATTCTTTCAAATCGGGCATTTTGTTCCTGCGTATAGGCTGGAGATATTCTTGCAAGTTCTACCAGAGCCATTCTTCGGTAACCTTCAACGATTTTCTTAATCACCTTCACTTTAGGTGGGGTGATGTCACCCAAGGTTGAATGAGGAAGCAGACGATAGTCAGGACTGTTTATGAAACTTTCTAAAGCTGAATGTAAATCAAGACCAGTATTTGGGTCGCGTGTCTCACCAATAATACGATTGTACTTGGCATAAACTGATTCACTTTCACCATAATCATATACTTCTCTAAAGTCAGTGTTAGTGACTCCCAATGCATACGAAGGTTTGGAAAGTATTGCTTTGTCTAGTCCATTGCCTAGTTGATAGACTTCTTCTGCAACAGCATCTTTAACAATCTCACGATTCTTAAACATGTAGCCATAAACAGGAATATCATGGGCTGGCTTGGTTATTACGCGACCATAAAGGTCATACTGATTTCCAAGACTTTCTGACCAAATTGGAATCCTTCTCTGAAGCTTTTCCATCATGGAAGTAGCCTCTTTTAATTCCAAGTCACTGTTCATCTGATTCAGTACGTTAGGAGTAAATGACAAGAACCAACTTTGTAGTTTTGTTCCAAGCGTTTCAGGACTTTGCAAACCATCCATCAGACCACTGACTGAAGAGAAGTAAGCCTTGTTCAGTACGTTGTTCGTAACAGCATAAATAGAGGCTGCTAAAACCTCATTAGTTGCATCCACAACATTAGTACCGGACAAATCTTTCTTAGTAATCCAGTTAACATCAGCCACTAAACCCATTAGCAAACCGATAGGGCCAAGCTTTGCATAGCTCACCCACTCGTCACCAATGCGAATAGAGTTAGGTTCATAACCCATCGCCTTCCAATCTGCCCTAAGCTTGTAATCAGCAGGGCCACTGCCAGTAATTATATCTTCTTCAGCCGCATACCAAAGCGCACCAATAGCCGCAGTACCAAGTTGCTTACGGGCCTTCAGTTTAGCCTTAGCTATCGGTGACCCGTTGGCCATAATATTCTTCTGTTTTGCAGATAAGAACTTAGTGCCAGGAATATACATTAAGCTTTCAGAAACTATGTTAATAGGCGCACGGATAAAGGGGACAGCGATTAACCTACCCCATCCCCCACCGATATTTGCTACGGCAGTTACAGCCGTTCCAACAGTTCCTTCAAGGTCAGAGGTATATGTAGTCTCACGGATTTCTCGTAAGATTTCTGCGTCACGAAGCATTCCATTCCTATCAATCTTAGCATCAAGATTCTTTTGAAGTAGTGCTTCAAAGGCATCACCTTTAGTAGCCAAACCTTGCTCGGCAGCTTCTGAAAAAGTATCAGCATATATTAAGGAACGCGCACGATTAGACTTTATACCTTCATCAAGAAATAGAAGGGCTAAGTGAGCAAAGTTAACACCTCGTTCATAAAGATTGCGCCTTGCCCAACTCATATTAGCTAACGCATTATCAGTCTGGTTCTCAACCTTAGTAATGAATGGGTCAGTAATATGTTGTCCATTCTTCCAAGCTTTAGCTGCCTGTTTCCATGATGAAAAGAAGAAGCGTCTGTTACCTGCATATTGAGCTATGGCACGAACACGAGCTTTCTTCTTGGCAGAACCACGGCCTAGATGACCTACCCATTCAACGAAGGGTTCAGTCCATAACTTGGCCATGTTAGACAAGCCAGCCGCTTCAATAGTAGAAGGGCCGGATAGCATCATTGCGGAGCGTAAACGAATGACTTCATCAAGGAACGTAGGGTCTTTAATCTTGTTGGTAGCTTCTTTAAGCCCCTTCAAGTTAATCTTACCTTTGCCAGCAGAAGTCATAGATAGAATAGTATTAGCAAGAGTGCCAATGTCACCACTGGCTTTACCTGTTCTTAGACCTTCCATCAGAGTAGGGTCACCTTTCATTATCATCCGGTAGTTACCCAGACCACGCGAAAATTCTCTTGAAGCTAACTTCGTGAGTTCCATAGTGTTGGCAAACAAACCTGTCTTCTCTACAAATTCAGCAGCTTCTTCATGGAGTAAACCACCCCCATGTTTTTGCTTCTCAGCCAGTTCCAAAACACGCTCGCCTAACGATAAATTAAGCTGACGAAGTGCTTGGGTTCTGTGACGAATCTTCTGTAATTCAACATTATCATCTTTGTATTGCTCAAGGATTTCACTGATGTCACCACCCGTTTCTTCCTTTAGTTTCTCAGCTTCATCGGAAGCTTTGGCCCTAGCACTTTCTAATGTTTCAACACCATCTGGATTTCCATCAACGTCACGTAGACGAACATTTTCCCAATGAGCAGAAGATGATTCTATAAATGCTTTAACATCATCAAGAGTCTCAAGGCGGTCTGTATTAAAGGTTTGTTCACCTTCATACATGTGTCGCCAATCTTCACCTATACCGGATTCACCAATGACTTCAGCGTTATCTAAGGAATTAACATCACCATCAACTGGTTGTTCTATGCCTTCATCAAGCGCACCACGTTGTGCGTTAGTGGACACATTCGTGCCTGTGCCATCATCTAAAAGTTCACCACTAATTGGTTCTTGTACAGTAGCAGGAGGTGTTTCAAGAGGAGTATTAACAATCTCATCAAGCTGCGGTAGTGCTTCCAAAGTGTTTACATCAACTGCATCAGTTGGAGCATCAAGAAGATTTTCTGGGCCACTGGTAGTCTGCTTAACTACTGCAGGGCCAAGAACTTTGCTTAAAAAGAAACCGATACCACCACCAAAACCAGTACCTACACCAGTAGCTTTAGCTAAACGTGTAGTGTCTGTCTTAGAGAAGTCACCTTTGTTTTCTATGCCCTGCCTAGCGAAGTCATCAGCAGCCGTATAAGCACCACCCTCAATAGCCGCAACTGCTGTTGCGCCAAGTACAGGTTTGGATACTAAGCTTTTAATAAGGCTTACAGCCCCACCTTTTAAGGCAATGTTCTTCAACGCTTGAGCGAAAAATGAAAAGCCTACATAGGTTGAAGGGTCTGAAGCGATTCCTTTTGCTGCTCTTAAATAATGCCTAGCTTCTGTAGGAACATCATCATAGATTTGCATGGTGCGTATCAAAGCCATCTGAGCTTCTTCAGGCCAATCACTGACACCCATAGCCGTTAAGCCAAGGTCAGGTAGATTCCATTGAATCTGCCCAATAGCGTCCATCATGCCTTCAGTGTACTCAAGGTCGCTAGGTGCATAGTTTTCTCTAGCCACTTCCATTCCAGCTTGCATTTCATCAAGCCCAATCTGTCTTCCACCAACTACAGGTTGTCCTTGTATAGATTCCATGTAGCTTGCACCGCCACCATCAGGTGGAAGGACAGGAAGATAGTCAGCCAGTAGTTTAGCGTCAGCTAAAAAGCTGTCATCTGTTAGGTAATCATCTTCTGTCTTTACTGCAAAATCTTCTTGGCGAAATACAGCAGAGTCGCTGGTGTTTAAGGAGCTTGACGCTATGCCAAAGTCTTCAGGAGTAAAAATTGTTTTGTCTAATTCAGTAGCCATAGTTATTGCACCCTAGTGAAATGTGCGCTGTTTTCTGTGTACCACGCATCAAAGCCACCACCTCCTACAGATAAAATATCTAAAATTCTCCAAGCTTCAATTTCTTGTACATCCTCACCTTTTGGTTGAAAACTCATCAATTGATTTGGGTCTTCAAGTAAGGCAGCTAAAAGTGCGGGGCCACGGGCTGAATTATTCAATACATTATTGACATCATCTATATCAGAATCATCAGTTAAGGCAGCCCTTCCCTCCTTAGACTTTTGGGCGCTGGCTTTTATTGCCTGTACAAATTGATAGTTCTCTAGTGACTTTTGCTTTACAGCAGCCTGAGACTCTTGAATGTCTGCCTTTGCTTCTTTTAAATAAACTCTTAACTGTTCAGTGGTAGGTTTTACTGCACCTTCAACACTGTAGTGGTCTTCTACTTTTTCAATAAAAGCCATGTCAAACTCAATTTCTAGTGCTTCAACAAGCGCAGCATTTGAAGGTGTTTGAACCATAAAACTATTCTTTAACCTGTCTACTAATTGCTTTTTAAAACCCTTAGTCTCAACACTATGAAGTAGAGGCGTTGAATTTTCAGCAGTCTTTATAGCAGCCATAACAGACGTGGCATCATCTGGGTGGAGAAAACCTGCACCTAACATTTCAGCCATAGTGTTTAAGTTAATTCCACTACCAGCAGGATTAAACATTCCATTTTGGATTTGTGCTAAAACTGCAATTGAATTTTGCTTAAATGTATCGTTATAAAGAATGTCATCTTTTTCCATAACAGCTTTGCGCTGTGTGTTAATGGTGGACATAGAAACGCCAGCACCTGTTAGGGCAACAATCATTTCTGGGGGTACAGGTTTATTAGGATTACTAGCTGTAAAAGTGTAGTAATTATTCCAAGCTGTTTGAACGTCTACCTTCTGTTGAGCTATTGCAGCAGTCGCAGCTTCCCTTTCTTCTCTAGCCTGTTCATCAGCAATGTAATCGTCAGCAGCTTCTAGGGCTGCAATGGCTTTAATGTTTGTGACTTTCTTACCATTTGGCCCAGTGGCATAAATGCTTTTCTCAGCCAGTTCACGGGCAAACCAATTATTTGTTTGTTTGTATGCAGCTATAAAAGAATCAAAAGTATTTTTAGCTGCTTCTGGTCTGCTCACAACTCCAGTGTTTACTGTGTCATCTATAATTGATTGGACTTCAATTAGACCAGATTCTCTTGATAGACTTCCTTCTTGTACAGACAACATAATGCTGCCAAGATTTTCGTCCATAAGGACTACAGCATCACCACGGATACGTGAATCTAAATAGCTACTGTGCTGTGCGCGAAGTGAAGATTCAACTTCTCTCATGCGCCCCATAGCTCCAGCAACCATGAACTTATTGCCATTCAAAGATTGAGCTAAAGATTCTTTTTGTTTAGAAAAAAATTCCTCTATACCAGTGCCATCTTCTGGTGCTGTAGTCTTCCATTCATTCCATGCAGCTTTTGTGTCAGTGCCAAATTTGTTGCCGAGTTTCTGTCCACGGAGTTCTAAAATCCTTGCTTGCACGGCTGGTGATTCATGGGCGTACATTTGCATGTTGTGCAAAGCATCCACATTAGTTGCGTCTAAACTGTCTGATAGAGATAGGTATTCTGCACGAGCCTTATCTTCTAATTCTTTTTTCTTACTCATACTTCCAGCAAGTCTCTCAAGACCCTGTGCTATGCCAGAATTTTGTGCTTCAGGACGGACGTAGAAGTCCCCTGCTGAAGCCGCAGGGCGAAGTGCTGTCACCTCGATGCCAGTATTTGTCGCCATTGTTGTTCCTTAATATTCTGTGTAATCAGTTTGTCCAGCAGGACTAGAGTCAAAATAACCATTGTCATAGGCAGCGTTGCCAATTTCTAAACCCGTAGCTAGTAAGCTTGGCCCACGTTTACCCCGACCATCAGCTTGGACTCGCAAGCCCTCTAGCTCATATTGTGTTTGCTGGAGTTTGTATTCATAGTTGGTATTGATGTTCTGCTTGTTTCGGGCTTCCACTGCTCTCTTGTCACGCATAATTCTTCCAACTATTGACCCACTCATTCCTTCGACAGAAGCTTCATAACTAGCTTGTGCTTCTCGGGCTTTAATAGTGTCTTGGAAAAGTTTGTCAGAGGCTGCCGTACTGTCTTGCAGGGTTGCCATGTTTTTCTGCGAGATTTGCTGCAAGTAATTAGCACGTACAGCTTTGTTCTGTGCGTCAGCAGCTTCTTGCTTTTCAATAAATTTTACACCTGCTGAAGCGACTGACAACATCATAGGGTTGCACATGTTATTTCACCTTTACAAATTCATAGAATGGTTCCTTGCCCACCCCAAAGTCGGGGATAAGTTGAATCATTGTGAAGCCCATCCATTGAAGCCATCGGATAGCTTTAGGATTCTCTGCATGGACATAATTAAATAGTAGGTCGTAGTCTGAATGAACTACTTCTAGCCACTCCCTACACTCTTTTTGAAGCTGCCTTGTGTGTTTGTAGATGCCCTTGCTGCCTAGCATCCAAGGCACTCCTGCAAAATCCTGGGGGGAAGATACGACACCAAACATAAGGATAGGCTCACCCACTTCATCAACAGCCACATAGGATGCATCTGAAGCGTTAAGTGACAGAGTTAAAGCTGTAACTGGCCCATACCCACAAGAGACTTTTAGTTCATGCTTATCAGCTTCTCTTAGACGTGGGCCTAACTTATTGCAATCATCAATGGTTGCTAATCTAACTAAAGCTACCATTTATATTCTTCCTGATTTAGTCGTGTAGTAACCTGTCCATTCTGCTGATTGAAACGCACTCGGATAGGGAGTGGAGTTGTTCACTGTAATAGACACTCGGTCATTCTTAGATAGGATTGGAAATTCAAATTCACCATCTGTAAGGGTTGCTGAACCTATGTTCATAATTCCAAGTGGTGGGCCATTGAAGCCGTAACTATGAGTGACACCTTGGGTATTAGTCGTGACTGAAAAGCTGCCTGTATTTTGGTACAAAAGCTTGAATTGCCTTAACTGTAAACGCCCAGATGTGTCTGTTAGCTGGCTGCCATTTGCTCCTGCACTTCTCTTGTATTGCGTTGAGAAGGTATAGGCCATCGTGTATGGATAACCCACAAAACTTTCACCATCTAATGTGATTGTGACTTGGTTAGCGGCTGGTGAAGAACCAGATGCCAGACCATCTAGGTATACCATTTTCCCTGTGGCTGTTACTTCAGGAGACTCTTGTAACTGCATTTTTTCAAGGATGATTGAAGTACCACGTTGGATGATAAAGAACGCTGTAGATTCAATGACAGACAGATTCAATATCCGGTTGGCGTGAGGAAACTCCCACTTAGACCAAGACATTTGTAATGCTGAACCATCGCGCCTGAGATACTTATAAACGTAACAAGTAGGCACAGTATGAACACCATCTGTTAAAACAAATATCATGTCTTCGTTGGTGTTTGAAACTAATGTCGTAGCCTCACCTTTTATATAACGAGGGACATTGAGGGTCGCATCAATAGCGATATTGCTCGAAGTATCTGCCTGTACGAAGAACTCTCGCACACCTGTGAAGCCTTCACGATTAGTGGCGAAGTACACATACTCACCAGCACCGACAGGCTCTGCTTGTAAACTTGATTCATATTCAGTCGTCTGATTTATGGACACAGTTGCTGGGGTCAATGAATCACCGGCACTCAGCATAAATTGAGTCTGGTCAGAGAACAGCAGAAGTGTCTCGTTAAATGGAATCGCATGGCGAAGTATTGATACTTTGGTGTGACTTACAGCCACATCAATAGGGTCAGTGTCTAAAACAGTGGTCACTGTTTCTGGATAGAAACTGAAGTAACTTCCAGAGCGACTAAAGATGACATTCTCATCTGCAATCACGCCTAATCGGTTGCGGTGGAAAAATATATCGTTAAGCTTTTTTCCTACAAAGGAAGGGTCACTTGCAGATATAGCATCACCGACAGAACGGCTAATCCAAGCGTTAGGAGAAAACGTGAATGTGCCATTAGCATTTCTCACAAGTTTCCACGGCATGGTAGCTGCATTTAATGTGGAGTCTGCGCCCTCTGCTATAGACTCTTTCCAGACACCTTCGGCAGTATCACCAGCTTCATATTCAACGTAGTAATTATCAGCCTCAGAAGTTTCTTCGCCTACGACCTTCATCTTTGAGCCATTGAATGCACGTCTTGGCAAATCAGAGAATCTTTGTACTGAACCTTTAGAACCTATTAGCGCAGCGTTGCCAAAGGAATCCTCAGTGCGCAAAGTAAAGTCATTACCATCTGTTCTCTGGATTCGGATAGCAGAACCATTGCGGGTGATGGTGTACACAGAACCTAAATTACTTATTAACTGGCTCGTCAATTGTGTGGCAATATTGTTGGTCTTTAGGTCAGCCTTATTGGTGTCACTAGTGGTGTATGTAGCTCGCTGTACATTGTCTATGAAGACTTTATAGTCTTGGGCGTAGTTACCCTGCTTTACATGAACAATAGCTTCTGGATGGGCTGGTGTTGAGGTACTTGCTGTGACAGACGTAGTTATTGATTTATTTAAAATGAAAGTAAAATCAGCAATAGTAACTGACTTAAAATCTGTAAAAGGGTTACCCGTAGCTAGGTAAGAATAGCCGGAGGGCGTACTTACAGAATATTCAGTGCCATCAAAACCAAACACTTTTAAAGAGGTGTTGTCTGCAATAACAATATAACGCTCAGTTACGTCACGATTGATAGTGTGTATAAAGAAATTACCATTGGCTGCGGCATTGGACACTAAGTTAGCTAAATACTGCGTGGGTGGCCTCTTGCGTAAACCACTGATAATAGAACTAAATGCATTCACCTGTTCTTCTGCTTGAGAATTTAAACGAACACTAGGGGCTTGCTGTGATACCCCATTAGCGAGGTTTGGTATTGAGCTACTTACAAGTGCCATGTCTTACCTCGTTAGGACTCGTGCCACATCAGAGTGACCCGTCAATATGTTGTAGTCAGCATTCTGGGATTCAATAAGACGCAATGAGGTCAATGCTTGATACTCGTCTTCACGATTCATAGTATGCAGTGAGTCAGAACCTAGTAGGCGGTCTTGGAGAATACGGGATGCCCGTAGGGTTATGTAGTTACGTGCTGCCTCTGGGATTTCCTCAAAGGCCAGTAATAGAATTAGGTCACATTTCACTGTTTCGGTGAATGTGTATGTATGGTTTTTGCGGTCATACGCCCGTGAACCACGTTGAATTAAATCGTATGAAGATGACTCATTTGTAGAGTCAACGGACATTAAATTTGTGGGTAAAGGTAGATTTCCGTCTAGGTCAGGAACCAACGGATAGTCATACTCAGAGTTGAAGAACCAACCTTCGACTTGGACTCCACGATTAACATTTTGTAATACACTAAGTGCAGCTAATGCATCGACTGAAGTCATGTTGACCAAGGTGTTCACAGGTGCTTCACCGATTGTATTGAGCATGGTATTGACTGCTTCAAGCTCAGTTGTAGGCGTTAGGGACATCGTAGTGAATCCTTAAAAAAAAGAAAAAAAGGGGAACCGAAGTTCCCCTAGTGTGTTTGCCTATGGCAATGCTAATTCAATAGCAGCTTCTGGACGCAATACGCCATGTCCCATTGCATACTTAGCAACGAACAATGTACCTTGACGACGGATGTCGTACTCAGACTCAAGGCCCAAGTCCATTAGCTTTACTGTAGCGACAGCAGACTTATGGAATACAACAGCCTTAGTCTTAGTAAAGTCAGCGTGGTAAGTGTTCTGCTCACCAGTAACAGTGCTTTGGTTACCCGTAGGTAAGTGGTTAGACTTAACAATGGTGATACCAGCAACACGCAATACCTTACCATCTGCATAAGCACCCTCACCGCCCCAATCCTTGTTAAGAACTGTGGTGTCTTGTGCTAGCTTGTAATAGATAGCTGGCGATACAACGGCATAGCGTTCATCTTCAGGAATATCATCCCCATCCATCTGTTCAGCAGCGTCAAATAAAGCAGCTACGATGTTGGCAGAGGTAGTGAAGTTAGCCTTGGTGATTACAGTGCCGCCATTAGTACCAGTAATGGTTGCCGCACCACGCGCAGCTTGGACAACTACACGCAAGATGTTCTTGTCGTAGGTGTTAGCTAATACGTTACCTAACTCTTTGGTGTAGGTAGAGCGAACTTCATAATGTGCTTTCGCATCATCAATTGAGGCTATGAAAGCTGGTGCTACAAGCAAATCATCGACAGTGATAACCTTCTCTGCGTGTTTGATTGCACCGCCAGTAATTTCAGTACCTACAGCGTGGTAAGAAGCAGTCGCAGTACCCATAACTGGGAATGATGCAGACTTGCCGTTGGAGATTGTGCGAACAGAATGCAATGGAGCCATTACGTTCTTTTCTTCAAATTGTGTGATTACTTCTCCAGCGAATAGCTTGAGAAATAGTGCATTAGTATCGCCCGAACCATTGACTTGGCCGATGCGTGAAACAGTTGCGTTACTCATGTATATAGTCCTTAGAATAGGATTGAAGTTTCAAGTGATGTTCTCTTGAGGCTCCGGCCTTTCCGTGACTTCCACAGTGTTGTCCTCCGCAGAGGCAAAGTATTTGTCAGTGGTTTAGCTTTAAGCTTTGTAAGAGGGGGTGTCTTAGATAACGCTGGAACGCGCTAACTTAGCTTCGACTGTCTTACGGAATGCAGGGTCAGTCTTGTATTTAGGGTCACGCATTGCTGCGGTAACCTGTGCCACGCTTTCAAATTTACTACCCGCATTTGCAGTAGTTTCTCCAGAGATTAAGGAAGGGTTACTTCCAGTATCTGCTTGGTATTGAGCGTTTAGGCCGCGAACAGCCAATTGTATTTGTGCAGGGTCAGAGGTTCCCATGACGTTGTTGTACGCATTGACTTCAGCCTTATCAAGGTTGTTTGAAGCCCACTGCATCATGTTGCCATAGTTCTCTTCACCACCTACGCTACTGAACATGTCAGTGCGTAAGCTAGTGGCTAATGCTTCTTGCCCAGCGATGTATGAATCAACTACGTCACGGGGTATTCCCGATTTGTTGATGGCCTCGTAGGTTTCATCAGATAGCTGTCCATTACTGCCATACTCAAGTTGCATGGCATCAAAGTCTAAGCCTGCTTTTTCAGCGACTTCCTTTGCATCTTCGTTAGATGGAATTTCTGTAGGTGTCGATTCATCAGCTTTTGCCTCTGTATCTTTACCACCTGACATTTTCTTTTCTAGCGCAGCATAAGACTTAGCCATATCTTCTGGGGTCTTAAACTTTTCTGGTAACCACTCAGGCCGTTCATCCACTGTGGACTCTTGGTTGTCTGGGGTCTGGGGGGAATCACCTTCGGATTTAGCTACCATTGCATCAATATGCTCTTGGCTGTCTTCGCCTTCACCTTGGATGATATTTACAGAATCTACCATTATGTTTGTTCAGTTCCTTGTTGTGCTGTCATTTGCTCTTTCATAGCATCAAATGCTTGAGGGGCTAACTGTTGTCCAGTTTGCATCATCATTGCTTGCTGTTCTTCTTGTTGCATCTGTTCTTCAGATTTAATCAAGCCACCCATATCCATGCCTAGTGAAGTACCAACACGAGTGATGTAGTCACCTACGTTCATGTACTTCTGAATTGCTTCTGGGCCTAGAGGTTGAAGATGGTCTAGCATTGCAGCTAATTTGTTTAGGTCATGGCCTCGGCCTAAAGCCTCAAGTCCAGTGACGATTGTTGGGGATACAACACCCTTGGGTAACTGCGGTACTTTCTTCTGCTTTTGCATTTGTAGTAGTAGGCGGTTAACGAGGGGGAGTTGAAACTCTTGACTTAGAATAGAGTAGATACCACCAAGGGCATCTTCTAGCTCGGAAGCCATGTAGCGAATTTCTTCAGCAGTCACCCGTTCAGCATTGCGTTGGACTGATGAGTTCATTAAGAATGCAAAGGATAAACGCTCTTTGATTTCTTGTGCCGTTTGAAAAGCTATCTGCATGTCACCTGATTTCTGGACTTGCAGTGTGCTGACATCATTTGCATCACCTTCTCGGATAGCCCCATTTGGAGCTTCTGCTAAGACTCTAGCTCGTGTTGTGCCGTTGGGACGCACTAAGAATAAAACCTTAGCAGATGCCGCAGCAGCTTCAACAATGGATTGTGTCAAAGACTCAAGTGAGTTTAAGTCGCCTTGGTATTCTTCAACATACCCACGTCCGTATGACTCGCCATCAATCCGGCTAAGTCTAAGTGGAATCCAAGGGGATTTATCCAGTGGGTATGTGCCATCTGAATCAGGTACA